TTCTTCTTTCGTAGTCTTCTTGAAATCTTTTATACCTTTGAAACAGTTCATCAATTTTTCGTCTTTTTAAATCTTCTAAAAATTGTTCTGGAATTTTTGGATCTGGAGTTCCACTATCATAACCTATTCTTCCACCTTCTGCGTATTCAGATGTGTTAGTTGAAATAAAATTTTGTACTTCTTGTTCATAAACTTCTGGTTTTTTATCTCCAGGAGGATTTAAATTAGTATAATATAATCTTAAATATTTTGATGGATCTCTTTTAAATTCTTCTCCAGCTTGTTCTTCTGACATTCCTAAAGTAGATGTTAAAAAACCAGTTACTCCTGCTAATCCAGCAAGTTTACCTATTTTTCCAAATCCGTTTCCACCTAAACTTTTGTTTACAGCATTTAACATAGAATCAGACTGTGATAATCCAGGAAAAAATTTAGACTTACCTGCAGCTAAAGCGCCTCCAATACCGCCAAATCCAAACACACCTGGTGCTGCTCCTCCAAAAGAAGCTCTTCCAAGTAAACCACCGCCTAAACCACCAGCAGCTCCCATTCCTGGTATACCAAATAATACTGCACCAGTAATAGCAGCTTTACCAAGATCAGACGATGCAATTTTTTTAACTGTTTTAGTTGCGCCTTTAACAGCTTTTGTGACACCTTTAAAAATACTTCCAAAACCATATTGTTCTCTAGGCACAACATCCATAATTCCGCCGCCCATGTATAATTGTCTATTCATTTGTCCTCTAGATATTGTCATAATTAATTAATTTGTAAGCAGGGAAAACCTGAATACATACTTTACTTTGTTTCTCCAAATAAATCAAGGCTTGGCATAATAACTTTGATATCCCTTCTAATGTCTTCTTCTTTTACGCCTTTTTCTTTCCATTCTTCATCATTTTTATACACCTCACCAGTTTTAAGGTTTGATATAGTTTCTATAATTTTTTCCGGGTATAACGTTTTCATTTTTCTCCTATGTCCTGTCAAATTCTAATATTGCAACTGTACCTTCAAAGATATCAGCCGTAGCTGCTTGTAGTTGTAGTTTGTCACTTTCTTCTAATACAATAGTTCCATCTGCTATAGATTTAGAAGTACCTGTGTTTACAGTATGCTCTGCAAATTGAAAACTAGTTGATGCCGAGTTATCAAAAACAAAAGCTTTTATTTCAACATTACTACCACCTACATTAGCCGTATGTATATTTTGTACAATAGCTCTTGAGTTAGATGGACAAGTATAAATGTCTGTCTTGTTAGTTGAATTTAAATCAAATTGTGCATTCTTATATCTATTAGCCACTATTTCCTCCTGAACTAAACCATGTTAATCTTTGTGTTTCTTCTTTAAGATCTTGTTGAAACGTAGAATTTAATTTTTGTACTAATCCATCAAGATCTCTAATCAATGCGTCAGCTACGTTTTGATTATAATCTTTACTAGGTCTTGTAAATGCTAATACTATTTTTGCCATTATCTTCTTCCGTCCGCTTGTATATCTAACCTAAAACTTCCTAATTTCCAATCCTGAGATGCTCCTGTATTTGCTATCTTTAATGCTACCGATCTACCTCTGGCTCTTGTATCTACTTTAGTTGTAGCTGAGGTAATTGTAAAGGGTCCAAGAGGTGAACTTGCTTGTGAACTATTTGAATAATCTCTTAATTGTAATGTAACTTGTGTATTCCCTGTTTGAGATAAAAAGTCTGGTATAAATCTTCTTATCTTCATAAGAAATTCTCCATCTCCTCTAAGATCAGCTCCACCCTGGCCTCTAGTAATATCAAAATCTCCAGATTCTATATTAGCTGCTACTGTAGTTGTCGCAGAAGATTTTACTTGATCAGTTCCAGTCTCATGTTGATAGTATGTTGTAGCTCCTTCAGTATTTCCAACAACATCATACGATGTTCCTGAGGCATTATAATCAGTTCCATGAGGTAAACCAAATACAGCTGAGTCAACCCAAGTTGTTCTCGCTAAAGATCCTGTTGTCCATATAGGTCTTTCTGGCACTGATTCTGCATAATTATATGTTACCGATCTATTAACAATCTCTGAAGATTGAGTCGGATAAAACCAAGTAATCTCACCAAACAAATTATTTAAACCAACATTTATAAGTTGTGACGCTGTTGTGTTTATATCATCATAAACATAATCTTCTACTAAACATGTCATGGTTTCAAGATTACCAGAATATCTAAAGAAACCATTGTCTGATAACCAGTACGCAGCTCCATCTACTTCTATTGCAGCATTCTGTCCTATCAATCCACAGTTTGTACCCACTTGTGCAAAACCAAATGTAAATGGTGGACCAATGAAACGCATTGTAAATAATGATGTATCTGTCCAAACATAAATTGCATCTCTACCTCTAACAGCTCCTATAATTCTAGAACCATCAGCAAGTCTTTGTGTACCAGCGGTATTAACAGCTGTAGGTGTATAGTCATTAATATTTTCTTGATCAGAAAATCTAATAAACATATCATCTTGTGTTGATTGATCTCCAATTGTTGTTTCTGTTCCATAAAATACTAAGTGTCTATCCGGTGTTGATACTAACATAGTACGTGAAGCTGTTGGTGCTCCAGATATAATAGTTGCTCTTGTTGATACAGCATTAGCTACATTTGAATCCCATTCAAAAACTTGTGCATTGTGAATTAAAGAGATAACTTTATCTCCAAAGTTATCTATAGACCACATACCTGGATCTATAACTAAATCTCCAGATGCTGCTTCACCCCATGCTACATAATCAGATGAGTTTGTAACTGCCACACCATTATTGTGTATTGCTGCGGTTGTATTTCTTACACCTCTTGTAACACCTGTTAATTGATTACCTGCAATTCCTGTGTATGATATTTCTTCGGATCCTATTTGAACAAAGTTTGTTCCTGATGATGGAAATAAAGATGCATCACCTAATATTACTGTAGTTGTTGAAGCATTGATACCGCCATTTAATGTTGTAATAGCTTCTCCAGATACTGTTCCACTCCATTGTCCTAAACCAAAACCAAATCCTGGTGCTTGCTCTGCTGGTCCTACACTATAATAAGCTTGAACTCTAATACCACCAGATGTTGTAGCACCTGATCCTGTTTCATTAGAAGACAATGTAATAGTAATAGCTGTTGAAGATACAACAGTTGTTACCATAAACTTTTTATCATCAAAAGTTGCCGCTGAATAATTAGAATTTGTAATAGCTGTAAAATTATCTAATAAAATAATATCACCTTGAACTAAACCATGATCACCGCTAAATGTTATAGTAACAACAGCGGATCCGTTTGTTGTAGAAAAAGCATTAGATAAAGTTGTAGTCGTTCGGATCGGGTGTATATCATAAAACACACCACCTGAGTAAACATATAAAATTCTGTTTGTGCCAATAATAGAAAACTTAGTCCCTGATTTATTGACAATATGATGCATAGCTCTTGCTGCACCAGTTATATCGTTTTCTCCTAGTTGTAACCAACCGCCAATTTTTTCAGGTGTCTTGTACCTAAATCGAACATTGTCACCCTCAACCCATTGCCCTTCAGCTTGTGTAGGTGTTAGTTGTTTATTGAATCCAGGCAAAAAGTTTAGTTTTTGTAACATAAGTCTCCAGATTATATTAGATTGCGCTGATTATCAACGAGTTTTGGGTATACCCAATAGTGGTCTTTTATCATACAAATTAGATTTTGCAAAGGGTCCATTTGCATGATTGTAATGTAAGAACACTTGACCACATAATTTGCCTTGAAAAGGTTCTCTCCAATGCTCTAATTCGCAACCAGAGTATATAATCATATCACCTGGTTTAAGATCAATTCTTACACCTTTAGGTGCATTAGGTTTCATTATACCTTGATATTCATCAACAACATTATTAGATCCTGTTGGATCAATAAATATAGGCCATAGATCACCACCTAAATTAATAGTTGTTGATATCTCACAACTAGGTCTATCCTTATGCCTGTTTAATATATTGCCTGTTCTATATAATCTTGTGTAAGAATAAGTAGGTACTAGATCTAAACCTGTCTTAGCTTTCATTACAGGTATTGTTTTAATTAATAATGTTTCCATTAACCTATCTGAATATTTGGCATAGGATCCTGGTACTTGTTCATCTTTAAAATTACCTATCAAAGGATTTTTTTCGTGAGTCACACCATTTTCTAACATCCAATGATCTGCTTCTGCTGATATTTGTAAATAATTATAACCTATGTTAGCCAGTTCTTTTGATATAGCTTGACGAATAATTTGGTATTTATTTTTTTTAAAACTCATGTTTGTATAAAATTAAAAGATACAGATATTCTCCAGTTCTTTTCACCTTTCTCTGTGTTCATGTTTATATCTACACCATGGGGTTGCCATGCTGGAAAGAATACCATTCTACCTTCAACTGCATCATAAGCTACTACACGCCATAGTTGTTTAGGTATATTATCTACTCTTCTTGGCATGTAAGTATTAGGTCCTGGTCTAGGGTCTTCTAAAAATAATTTTCCAGAATTTTTTGGCACTTTAACATAGTACACACCTGACCACAATGAGTTAGGATGCGTATGTGTTTTGTTATAACTGTGCGTGGGATTGATATTAGCCCACATATTACCAAGTCCTAGTGTAGGTGCAACACCATAATCTTTATTACACTCTTCTGCCATTTTAAATAACTCTTGTGTAAGAGGATCAAATATTTTTTTTTCATTCATGTCGGTTTTACTATGCCAACCATAACCTGAATTAGTTTTTATCTCACCTTTAGGATCAGCTTTCTTCCATGCTTTAATATGTTTAAATAAATATTTATTTAACTCTTTAGCATTAGGTAAGTCCTTAAAATATAAAGGAGTTGGAAATAATACTTCTCTATGCATTATTTAAATGG